AGAAGGTGCGCTACGGTATGTGGGTCTTGATATAAGGGATCAGCAAGATAAAAACAAACATCTTGCACAGGTTGGATCTCTGTCTAATTCGCTTGCGACTATAGATTTGTCGTCAGCATCAGATATGATCCATCCTGCTCTTATTCAAAAGCTGTTTCCCCGCTGCTGGTATGAGTTATTGATGATTATAAGATCACCTATAACAACATTACCAGATGGCAGGGAAGTAAAACTAAACATGATAAGCACTATGGGTAACGGTTATACCTTCCCATTGATGACTTTATCATTGCTTTCATTGCTGTATGCTCATTCTGTTGTGAAACACAATGGGCGTCCACTTTGGATGGATTATACGAAACATGGTGTTTTTGGCGACGATATAATATTGCCGTCAGAAGACTATGATTCGTTTGTCCAGGTTTTACGTGGTGCAGGACTAGTCGTAAACGAAGACAAGTCCTACGCCAAGGGTCCTTTTCGGGAATCTTGCGGCGGTGATTTCTACGAGGGTTACGATGTAACCCCGTTTTATGTAAAATCACTTGCTACCGAGCCCGAAATTTATGTGGCAATCAACCAACTGGCTTTGTGGTCTGCAAAACATCGCATTCCACTTCATAGCTCTGTTGATTATTTGAAAAGCCTCATAACTGACAGACTCTTCTTCGTTCCTTTTTGGGAGGATCCTACAGCAGGGATCCGTACCTTAGAGGTAGACTCTCGTTACTATGTTTGGAAACCTTTACAAAAGAAAGTAAGGTGCTCCAATCATCCACTCAACATGTTAATTGCGTTGGGTGGTTACGTAGAGTCTGATAGGTACGGCAACATGATGTACCTGCCGCGCGAGAACGCCGGAGGTTACCATGTTGTTCGTGTCAGGAGGCCGAGAGGCTTCTTGACTGGAGCTGACCCACGTCTCGTGAGTCAGGAGAGCGCTTTATGGATCACTAATTTAGTGTCTTGACACGCTCGGGAAACCTTTTGCCCTTCGGGGCGCCCCTTCTCTTTGCCCTTTGTTGGGCCTTGACGGTTTTCGTTTTACCGTCTTGGGTTGGGTCGCTCTTACGGGCGCTTCCCCTTTGGGGGGTCGGCGGTTCGCCGCTTTCCCTCCTCGCGGGGTCGCGGGGTTTCCCTTTTCGGGAGGATGTCTTTGCTGAGCATCC